CATTTTTCTTCTTATAATTTTGCTTAGTTTTTACAGATATTCTTAATGGGTTATTCTCTCTACTAATAACGCATATATCATCATTATGTAATGTTATATAATTTGATATTAACCCACAAAAACCACTTTGCTCAGATGTTATTATTATTTTATCTTCAGTTTGACCAATCAATAATGGCGATCCATTCCTTACACAATATAATATATTTGGTTCGATTGTAGATTGAATAATTAAACCATATGTTCCTGTTAAACTCTCAATTGTATTTTTAATAGAGTCATATATATTATTATATTTTTTATAATTCAATTCAATCAAATTAACAATAACTTCTGTATCTGTTTGTGATTTAAAATTAAATCCTTCTGATATTAGATAGTCTTTTAATTCTCTATAATTTTCAATTATACCATTGTGAACAATGGCAAAGTTTTGAGAATTTGACAGATGCGGATGAGCATTTACATCAGTTTTACCACCATGAGTAGCCCATCTATTATGACCAAAACCAATATACAAATCGTCTAATGTTTTAAATTCAGTATTGATAAGTTTTTCTATTGCGTTTATTTCATTAGTTGAAGCATATTTATAAACTTCAAATTTATCATTATTCATTACACATAATCCAGCCGAATCATAACCTCTATTTTGAAGTTGTATTAACCCATTAATTATCATTTGATATAAATTATTATTTTCCGACAATACTAAACCAAATATACCACACATTTATAATATTAAATTAATACTACAAATTAAATTAAAAAATTTATCACATTTACAATACTTCTAAATTCTTAAAATTTCTTGTAAATTTATTAAGAAATGCCATAAATGGCGTTTTGTCTTGACCATATAAAAGAGAATCATGTATAAGTTTAAGATTACCTATTAAACTTTGTTCATTAATATGTAACCAAAATACAAATATAATAAATAAGAAAACAGTAAAATATATATCTTTCATATTTAAAGGTTGATTTCTTAGATAATATAATGGTACAATTTTGATAAGGGTATTAATTATAATAAAATAGAAAATAGTGCGACGACTTGTACCGTACACTAACATTAAAACTAACATTATTAAATTATCAATTAATCCTAATATAAGCGGAAATTTTGGTGAATATGTTGTTATTTTAAACGCATATAAAATAAACCAAATATATATCCAATATGAAAATACTAAATCTGTCCTTAACGCATTCATATATTACATAAATATAAAACAACTAAATATTAAATTACATATATCACTACAACAATTAGTATTTGTAGTTCCAATCAATGAGTCTTTACTAGATTTCGCTTCAACTATTGGATTGTAAATATCTTCAAATTTCAATTCTGAATCGTCCATTTATTATAATAAAAATATTTTTTAAATTTAATTATTTAGGTTAATTCGATATAAATAATAATAATATAAATAATTAATGAGAAATAGAAAAAACATTATAGAAGCAAGAAAAGCTATAGAAGAGAAAAATAAATTTTCAATGACTACATGTACAAGAACTGGTATAAAAATTAATAATACTGGAAACGATTATACTTACAATCCATTTGCTGGAATAGACCCTTTTAAAAATCAAGTTCGTGAGTCTGATAGAATAAATGTAAATTATGATAACAATTTATATGAGTCAATTGATTTGAATATTGAAAATTATTCTCGAGAAGAGTTATATAAATTATTTGGGTTTAAAACATCTGTAATGTTAACTGAAGATTCTATGAAAGAAGCTAAAAAAATTGTTTTAAAAACACATCCAGATAAATCTCGACTTGATAATAAATATTTTATTTTTTTTAAAAAAGCATACGAAAGACTTAAAGATATTTATGACTTTCAAAACAAAACTAGTAAGAAGACAACAGATAATAACGAATATTCCGAACAAGAAAAGGGACAAATTTTAGATAAAATGTTTGATATGAAAAAAGACCTTAAGGATACGAACAATTTTAATAAATGGTTTAATAATCAATTTGAAAAACATCGATTAGATGACCCTGTTGAACATGGTTATGGCAATTGGCTAAAATCCGATGAAGATATTATTTTTACCCCTCAAAATATTAATAAAGATACAATGGGGAGAGAAATGGAAAAAAGAAAAAAAGAAATTAAATCATTAATACCATATAAAGGTGTAAATGACGCATTTGTTTCATCATCTGTTGGAGGTTCTTCTTTAATGGAATATGACAGCAATTTTTCGTCTGGGTCATTATTTAGTGGAGGTGGAGGGTATACTGATTTAAGACAGGCTTATGTAGAATCTGTTATTCCTGTTACTGAAGATGACTATAATAAAGTACATAAATTTAAGTCAATTGACGAATATAAACGTCATCGTGAATCAGTAAATACAACTCCTCTAAGTAAGGAAGAAGCTATGCGTCAATTATATCAGCAAGATAAACAGAAAAACGAAGAATCTGCTGCTCTCGCTTTTTATTATGCTCAGCAATCAGAAAAAGCTAAAAAGAATACAGATAATTTTTGGTCTGGACTTCAACAAATAACAAATTGGTAGAATAAATAATATAAATATAATTTTATGTATTATTTATAATGCCTGAAGGTCCTGAAATTTGGATTTTGAGTGAAGCTATTAATAAATTTTATCATTGTGAAAAAACAAGAGCATATGGAAAACATTTATTTATTTTTAAAAAAGCGGAGGAAAAAAGTGGAGAGAATTGGTCTTTTGGATTAACTGGTAAAGTTCAAGTGTTAGACAAAGGTGATCTTATTAAAATGCATTCTGGTTGGATATGCGGAGACCAAATAGGGTTTTCAAATTATGATGAAGAAATCCAAAAACTCGGCACAAATTGGCTAACTGGTTCAGAAGCAGATTTGCGCAAAGAAGTTGACAGTTGGGTTACATCTAAAAAGAAATTAGCAGCTTTGATGTTAGATCAATCTAAAATTTCTGGTATTGGTGTCGCGTGGGGTTCTGAAATTTTATTTAAGGCTTTGTTAAGACCCGACATTAGAGCTTGCGATCAAGATTTAAATAATTTAGTTACTTCTATGGTTGAAATTCGAGAGAAAATTAAACAGATTTATTCAGAACAAGTTGATGAATCTAATTGTAGAGATTTTATTAATAAATGGTTTGAAAATTTATACGCGATTCGTGAAATGAATGTTTATAAAAAAGGAACTAAATTAGAAGTTTTAGGTCGTAGTTGGTGGGTTTAAATCTTGACTCTCTAAATAAGGATCATCTCTACGTTACCATACAACTTGAGTATTTGGTTCTTGAATTGGTTCTTGAATTGGTTCATCATTATTAATATAAATATTAAAGTCCGTCCATTTGGCTCTACACATTGGACAAGGGTTTCTAGTTGTTCGCTGACTCAACCAACGTCGTATTTCTCCTTCATTAAAATTATTATGACATCGTGAACAACTCATATAACGCATTCCAGCAGTTATATTTTCTTGTGATATATAACATATTATTTTATCACTATCTGTAATTATTTTATATATAGTGTTACTAGTTGGAAGTTGAGTTGGATTATTTGTTTGAGGACTAAGGATTTGTGTTGAATTATGCGTTGCGTTGTAAAGTCCATTTTCTTCGTATTCATAGTATAAATTACCACTTGAATATGAATACGCAAACCCACACATACCACCCATAATTTTAAACACATTTGAACCTAGACTATAAATACATATTTTAGTATTTAAAGTATCTAATTTTATAGTAAACACAGCAGAATCAATTCTAGTTAGATTTATTGACCCCTCAAAATCTTCAGGTTTTTTCCCTCGGTGTGATTTGTCAAAATTCATCGGTATATATAATAATTGTTTACTTATTTTAACGCATTTTGTTCTTAAAAAAAAACGGTTATAAATAAATCTAGCATTCAATACATTTAATACTAAACTTATTTCGTTTATTTCATCCACGTTTTCACATTCAATATAAAACCCTTTATGTATGCCCTCAAATGGAACTTTATATTTAAATTCATTTCTTGGATTTGAAGAAGTTATTTCAATAGAGTTCAATTGTTGGACTAATTCTTCATGGGGATTTTGAATTATTTGATTTCTAATTTCATTATCATAATAAATTCCTTTTGATATTAATTTACAAAAGGTAAAATTTGTTCCCGCGTTGGTTAATTTAAATTTTATATCATGATATCGTAAAGCGATTAATTTAATTTCATCGAAAAACATTTGAAATGGTATTTCTACATATATTTTATTATCACATATTTCATAATTTTTCAAATGTAGCATAAAACGTAAAGGTATGCTTAATAATACTGCGTCGTATGCCACCATATCCAAACTAATTTTATGACTAATTGTCTTAAAATCATTGATGCTAATATTTGGTGATAATTCAAATTCCAAATATTCTGGAATTTTAACATCACAATCCGTTGTCATGTTAAGAGAATTTTCTTCAAAATTTTCTGTAAAATATTTTATTGATAAATTACGTGGTATATAAGCATTTTGGGTTCCATAAGCTACTAACTGAAGTAATGCCATATTTTATTTGAATAAGTACATTTAAATTGTTTTCATAATACATTTTTGCTAACTATATATATATATAATGAATAAGAAAATGGAAAATGGTTTATTTATATTTAGACGAGATTTAAGAATTGTAGACAATAATGGATTAAACTTTCTCTCGGAACTATGTAATAATATATATACAATTTTTATTTTTACACCTGAACAAGTTGGTTCTGGCAATAAATATAAATCGGATAATGCGGCGCAGTTTATGGTGAAATCTTTAGAAGACTTAGCATCTGAGATTAGAAAGGAAGGTGGTAAGCTTCATACTTTTTATGGACATAATGAAAAAGTGATTGCCGATTGTATTAAGACTTGGGATATCAATGTTGTTGCGTTTAATTTAGATATTACACCTTATGCTCGTGTTAGGGATGATAAAATAGTCAAAATGTGTCAGAAAATGAAAGTATTTGTGACTTATGACCACGATTATTACCTTTGTAATCCTGGAACAATTAAGACTGAAACAGGCCTCCCATATCAGAAGTTTACACCTTTTTATAACAAAGCATCTAAAATAAAAGTTCAACCACCAGCAAGTAAAAAACATTTACCTCTTAAAAATAAAGAAACACACGTTCCTAATAAAATAACATTAGAACAGGCTATGAAGAAGTTTGTAGGAAAGGAAAACCCTGACATTTTGGTTCACGGAGGACGTCAAGAAGCGTTGAAAATGCTATCTAAAGCGGTAAGAACTATTAAAAATTATGACGCTATACATAATGATTTAAATAAAAAAACCACAGAATTAAGTGCGGCAATCAAATTTGGCTGTCTCTCTATTAGGGAAGTTTATAAGGCTCTCCACAGCAAAACTGGTCTCATTCGCCAACTATACTGGAGGGATTTTTACGCTAATATACTATACGAGTTTCCACAAGTTTTAGGTAAAAGTTTAAAACCAAAATATGATAAAATAAAATGGCACCATAATAGTAGTTGGTTTAATGCTTGGTGTAAAGGTGAAACTGGCTTCCCAATTGTCGACGCAGGTATGAGGCAAATGAACGCTACTGGTTATATGCATAATAGAAGTCGTTTAATTGTTGCGTCGTTTTTAGTCAAGACCTTATTAATAGATTGGAGAGAAGGTGAAAAATATTTTGCTCAAACTCTTACTGATTACAGTCCAGAAAATAATAATGGTAACTGGGGGTGGGTTTCTGGTGGAGGTGCTGATTCTATGCCTTTCTTCAGAATTTTCAATCCTCAGCGCCAAGGGGAAGAATGGGACCCTAAATGTGAATATATAAAAAAATGGGTTCCTGAATTATCTTCATTAGAACCAAAAATAATACACAATTGGCAAACAGAATATGTTAATTATAAAGATATTAAATATCCAAAACCTATTTGTAATTACGAAGAACAGAGAGAAAAAGTTTTAAAAATGTATAAGGATGCTTTATATTAAAATATTATAAAACCTTAATTGAATTAAAATAAAAAATTGATATTTATAAATTTACATAAATATATCAATATAAATACATATAGAATGAGCGTCGATACTATTGAAAATGAATTATTACTCAATGAGTTTGAAAAAAAATTAGAAAATAATGAACATAAAGATTTACTAATTAGTATATTACATTCACGATTGAATGGAGATTTTGATATTACCTCGCTTGTTAAAGAAGATTTTATTTCATTTAATTTTAAAAATAAATTAAATGAACGACAAATATCGGTGTTAGAAATGTTTGGTGATTATTATTATTCGAAACCATTAGTAAGTATTGAATATATGAATATTATTGGACCTATAGTTTCTGAAATAGAGAAAAATTATACTACTTTAAAAAAATTTATGCTTACTGAACCTACTAATTTTAAACAATGTATACTTAATATACATAAGTATTCAGAAAATGAACATAAATTAAATAAATTACTTGAATTCAGTTTGATTTGTAATAAATTAGACATTCTTGAATCAGAAATTGTAAAAACTTATAAACATATATTGCCTACTGATTTCAAAATTAAAAATTTAATAGATATTGATAAAATAATTACTACAAATAATCTAATTACTTTTACAGATTATTTCCATATAATAGAAAGCTATATTGGGTCTTTATATAGAAAAAATATTAATGAAGAATTTATTCAACAGTTATTAAATAAAAAAACCGTTTTGAATAGATTATTTTGGATTGTTTACGCTGACGATTTTAAGTTTATTGATAACGTCCAACGAACTTATTTAATTGATATTGAATGTTTTGAAGAATTTGAAGAAAGGATGTATGAGTGTTCTAATTTTAACACTGAAAATTGTATTATGATGGATGATGGAAGTGTTCAAGTAACTAATTCTAATATGTTAGAAATTTGGATTGAACAAATGAACAAAATAGAAAATAACGTTGTAAATTTTTTGGAAGAAAAAGCACAAACATATGATAATACAATCGATAATCAAATTGTTAAAAATAGACTAAAAGAAGAATTAGAAAATTATTTAAGGTTGAATGTAAAAGATGATGAAGAGCGTGAAATATATAGTTCATTCTTTGAATTTAATATCGCAACTATAATCCTAGGAAGGAGTCTAACAATGTTAGAAGATGTAATAACAGATGTTATCAAAAATAACTGCTAATTTAGCAATATTATTTATCAATTCCGACGCATTTTGAAATATTATGAATTATTTTATCTTCTTTTTCCAAATCGTTATTACCTAATCCACCCATAGCTTCAATAACCATTTTATCATATTTATCAGAAATTTTTGACGACGAGTTTTTATACTCAGGATATTTCTCTCTAAACTCAGGTAATAATCTTATATTTTTGTTCGCAATTTGCTTTATAGCTTTTCGTAGTTTGCTTTTATTTTCATCAGCTTTTTCCCATTGATTTTCATCTTTAATATACATTGTTTCCCTTTTTTTATCAGTACAATGAACTGGTCTTTGAGTTACATCTAATGCCTTTAAATTTGAAGTAATAATATTAGAAATTCCATCTACATAACTTAAATCGCCAAATTTCTCCAAATCAGATAATTGAAGTTTTATGGAATCAACGAAATCCATAATATTCATAGCATCTTTACACGTTTCATTTAAGAAAAACTGTAAATTAAACGTTTTATTATTATTCATACAATTAGTATTAGTATTAGTCACATTATTTGTTCCATTCTCTAAAACTTTCATCATCATGTTTTGTTGCTCCATAATAATACTTTTAAATTCGGAATTTTCTTTAATTAAGAACATAATCAGTTCATCTTTATCTTTAATATTTTTAGCTATTTCCTTAATATCATTTTTAAGGTCTTCTTGGTTTTTATTAGGACATTTTTTATTATGTTTCCATAATCCAGGTGATGTTTTAAATTCT